GAACAAAGTTTTTTGGTCCGGTAAAGGCGGCAGTACGAAGAGTCCGCCTAAAAGTCAGAAGCATAAAAAGGGCGTGGCGTAATGGCTAAAAACTTAACAGAAAAGCAACAGGCTTTTATCAATGTTCTATTTGGTGATGCTAGAGGTGATTTATATGCAGCTAAACAGTTGGCTGGATACTCACCTAACACCGTCTTGTCAGAAATTACGGCTGGCATTAAGGATGAGATTATTGAAGCTACTAAAAACTTTATGGCGCATAACGCCCCTAAAGCTGCATATGCTATTATTTCTGGTATTGACGACCCTACCGAGTTAGGTATTCGTGACAAACTTAACGCTGCCAAAGACCTACTAGATAGAAGCGGCATTATTAAGTCAGAAAAAATGCAAGTAGAAAGCTCTGGTGGTGTATTTATTCTACCACCTAAAGCGGTAATTGAGGACGATGACGACTAAAGCATTACAACGTAGTATCGGAAGTTGGAAATTACCGCAGCCTTTAGACGTTAAAGAAGACGGTGAGTGGATTCCTCTACCACGTATAGCTAGAACAGTACCATTTGGCTATGAACTAGATGAAGACGACGATAAAGTTTTACTTCCTATTGAAACAGAATTAAATGCGTTGTCAGAAGCTAAAAAACATTTAAAGAAGTATTCTTACAGAGAAGTATCTAATTGGTTAAGCACAAGAACGGGTCGCTACATATCACACGTAGGATTAATGAAACGGGTAAGAAATGAGCGAAAGCGTAAAAACAAAGCTAATAGCCTCCGCAAGTGGGCAGCGTATGTCGAAGAGACGCTCGCCAAAGCGGAAGAACTCGAAAACGAAAGACTCGACGCCCGAACAGACACTACACGCAGCGGAGCTATTAAAGAACCCGCAAAAGATTGAGTCATCTGTAGCACATCAACCACCTGAATCTGTAGAACAAAATGCTGTATTTAAACCTAATGATGGCCCACAAACAGAGTTTTTAGAGGCAGCAGAACGAGAAGTATTGTATGGTGGTGCAGCAGGCGGTGGCAAGTCTTTCGCTATGTTAGCTGATCCTGTACGTTATTTTTCCCACCCCGACTTTAGTGGGCTATTGCTTAGACATACAACGGAAGAACTTAGAGAACTTATTTTTAAGTCTCAAGAGATGTATCCTAAAGCAGTTCCGGGCATTAAATGGTCCGAAAGAAAGATGCAGTGGACTGCGCCTTCCGGTGCGCGATTGTGGATGTCTTATCTGGATAGAGATGAAGACGTATTGCGTTATCAGGGTCTAGCATTTAGCTGGATAGGCTTTGATGAGTTGACTCAGTGGGCCACACCTTATGCGTGGGACTACATGCGTTCTCGTCTACGGTCCACTGCTCCTGATTTACCTGTATACATGCGGGCTACAACCAATCCGGGCGGCAGAGGGCATCATTGGGTTAAGAAAATGTTTCTTGATCCTGCACCACCAAACAGCAGATTTGTAGCTACTAATATTGAAACGGGTGAAGACTTAAACTATCCGGCAGGTCATGCTAAAGCAGGAAAGCCTTTATTTAAAAGAAGGTTTATACCTGCTAAACTAATGGATAATCCGTATCTAGCTGAAAGCGGTGATTATGAAGCAATGCTTCTTTCTTTACCGGAGCAACAAAAAAGGCAACTACTAGACGGCGATTGGGATATTAAAGAAGGTGCAGCGTTTACGGAATTTAATAGAAACCTTCATGTCGTTGAGCCATTTGACATACCAAATAATTGGGTTAAGTTTCGTTCTTGTGACTATGGCTACGGTTCATATAGTGGCGTGTTATGGTTTGCTGTAAGTCCAGATGAACAGCTAATCGTATACAGAGAGCTATACGTGTCTAAAGTATTGGCTACAGACTTAGCTGATATGGTATTAGAGTTAGAAGCAGAAGATGGTAACATTAGATATGGTGTTCTTGATAGTTCTTTGTGGCATAAGAGGGGCGATACAGGCCCGTCTTTGGCGGAACAAATGATTAGTAAGGGATGTCGTTGGAGGCCATCTGATCGCAGTAAAGGCAGTAGAGTAGCGGGTAAAAACGAAGTTCACCGTAGGCTTCAGGTAGATGAATTTACAGAAGAACCCAGATTAATCTTTTTTAATAACTGCACAAATATGGTATCTCAATTACCTGCTTTACCTATTGACAAGAAAAATCCTGAAGATATTGATACTCACTCAGAAGACCACTTGTATGATGCTTTACGTTACGGTATAATGTCGAGACCACGCTTTAGTATTTTTGAATTTGATTCACAGATGCCCAGAAATACTCATACACCAGCCGATGCTGTATTTGGATATTAAAGGAATTATAAATGGCTATTGAAGAAGATGACTCCCTAATTGAACAAATGGGTATCGCAGCAGACGATGTAGATAACGTAGAAGATGTAGACTACGGCTATACACCTATTATTAGGTATGTTAGTGATAAGTATGAAAAAGCTAAAACGTATAGACATACAGAAGAACAGCGTTGGCTGAAGTCTTATCGTAATTACAGAGGCATTTATGGCCCTGATGTGCAATTTATGGAAACTGAAAAATCTCGTGTTTTTATTAAAGTTACTAAAACTAAAACACTTGCAGCCTATGGTCAAATTGTAGATGTACTATTTGGCAATCAGCGTTTTCCTATTACTATTGATCCTACAGTATTACCCGAAGGTGTAGAAGAAACCGTACACTTTGATCCGTCACTTCCTGACGAGCTTAAAGAAGAAGGTCCAGTAGAACAAGATAGCCCGTATGGTTTTGCGGGTGATGGTGCAGACTTACCTGCGGGTTCTACGGAACGCTCTCTTATGCTTGCAGGTATGGAAGAAAAACTACAGGATGTAAAGGGTCTTAAAAAGGGTCCGGGTACAACTCCTTCTGCTGTTACGTTTCATCCTGCTATGGTTGCAGCAAAGAAAATGCAAAAGAAAGTTATGGATCAATTACAGGAATGTAATGCTTCCAAACATCTTCGTAGCACATCTTTTGAAATGTCGCTATTTGGTACAGGAGTACTAAAGGGTCCATTTGCTGTAAATAAAGAATATGCAAACTGGGACGATGAAGGTACATACACACCAACCATTAAAACTGTACCTCAAATTGGCCACGTAAGTGTTTGGAATTTTTATCCAGACCCAGATGCAAACAATATGGAAGAAGCTCAGTACGTCGTAGAGCGTCATAAGATGAGCCGCAGCCAATTAATTAACCTTAAAAAACGGCCTTTCTTTAGGGGTAACGTCATTGACCAATGCGTTGAACAGGGTGAGGCTTACGTAAAAGAATGGTGGGAAGATGATCTTGCTGACTACGAACAAACTCACAGTATTGATCGTTTTGAAGTATTAGAATATTGGGGTGTTATTAGTACAGACCTTCTTGAAGATGAAGATATTGATATTCCAGAAGAATTTGCAGATGCAGATCAAGTGCAAGCTAATATCTGGACAGTTAATGGTCAAGTTATTCGTCTTGTAATTAATCCCTTTAAGCCTGTACGTATTCCATATATGGCAGCACCATATGAACTAAATCCTTACAGCTTCTTTGGTGTAGGCATTGCTGAAAATATGGAAGACACACAAATTCTTATGAACGGCTTTATGAGAATGGCAGTAGATAATGCTGTATTGTCTGGTAATCTTCTTATTGAAGTGGATGAAACTAATCTAACTCCGGGTCAAGACCTCAGTGTTTATCCCGGTAAAGTGTTTCGTCGTCAGGGTGGTGCGCCCGGACAGGCAATCTTTGGTACTAAGTTTCCAAATGTTGCTGGTGAAAATCTACAGCTATTTGATAAAGCTAGACAGCTTGCTGATGAAAGCACGGGCTTTCCTTCTTTCGCGCACGGACAAACAGGTGTGTCGGGTGTAGGTAGAACTGCTAGTGGCATTAGTATGCTTATGGGTGCAGCAGCAGGCAGTATTAAGAATGTCATTAAGAATGTAGACGACTATCTACTAAAGCCTCTTGGTGACGGTCTATTCCAGTTTAACATGCAGTTTTCTTTTGATAAAGATATTAAGGGTGATCTTGAAGTTAAGGCACGTGGTACAGAAAGTCTGATGGCTAATGAAGTACGTAGTCAACGCCTCATGCAATTTATTCAAGTTACTAGCAATCCAGCACTTGCACCTTTT